TGGCCATAAAGGTGATCCGATTGAATTTTTTGCGGAGGAATTCATTGAGCGGAAGACTAAAGAGGCTCGTGATGGGCGCTATGACATGGCCTGGGTACAAGAGTTTAAGACTGGCTTGGTATCCTTTCGCGATGGAAAAGAAATTCCGCGTCATGGTACGCCACTAGTCACATGGGAGCGAATTCTGAAGTCGCGTCGTGAGCAGTTAGCGCCGCAATTTCCTACTATTGAGGATTTAGCCGCAGTTCCTGATTCATCGTTGGGCGATATCGGAATGGATGGTCGAGTGCTACGCGATATGGCACGGGGCGACATCAAGGCAAAAACAGATTTATCTCCTGTAGTAAAAGAATTAGCTGATGCTAATGAAACGATCCGACGCTTGGAAGAAATGCTTGACATGATGAATAAGCGGATCGATGCGATGGATACAGATAAGCCAAAGCGCACCCGTAATACTGAAACTGCCTAAAGGGATATCGATATGGCGCTAACTGTACTCCAAATTATTCAAATTGCCTGCCGCCGTATCGGAATACTTGCGCCTAATGTAGCTATTACTTCAACTGACCAGCAAATTATCCAACTGGTTTCGATCAGCGAAGAAGAGGGGCAGGAGCAGGCGGATCGGTATGCATGGGAATCCCTGCAAACGGAGGCCATTTTTACAACATTGGCAGCTCAATTACAGGGATCTTTGGAAACAATTGCACCTGGATGGAATTACATTGTCAATGATACGATCTGGAATCGTACATTACGCCGTCCTGTGTATGGACCAAAATCGCAGCAAGATTGGCAGCAATCGAAAGCTATGCAGATCAATGGTCCATTTAATTCATATCGCATTATTGCTGATGCTATCAATTTCTATCCAGTTCCTGCTGCTGGTCAAACATGTGCCTTTGAATTCATTTCCAGAAATTGGATAAATACCTCAGTAGGCGCTACTTCCTCATATTGGACCAATGACACAGATACACCAAAATTAGATAGTCAACTAATTGTCCTTGGCACTATCTGGCGCTGGAAGCAGGCTAAAGGATTAGATTACGCTGAGGACTTTTCTAAGTATGAACGCCGTATAAATGATGCAATGGGACGTGATGCTAGTAAGCCAATTTTGAATGCTAATGGTACACGCTATGATATTGAGCCTGTAGTAATGGTTCCTAGTGGATCATGGGGTAAATAATGATCCGTCAAGCACAAAAAGGATTACGCCGAACACAGGTTTCAAGAACATTATCAGTTTCTGCGCCTGTATCTGGTTGGAATGCACGTGATCCATTAGCAGAAATGGGACCAACAGATGCAGTTACTCTGAATAATTTATTCTGTACACCCTATGATGTTGTATTACGCAATGGCTATAGCAATTGGGCGACAGGAATGCCGAGCAATGTAAATTCTCTAACATCCTATTCACCACCTTCTGGAATTTTGAAGATGTTTGCTTATGCTGGTGCAAATGTTTATGACGTTACTAACTCTGGTCCAGTTAGTGCACCTGTTATTAGCGGCGCAGTAAATGATAAGTGGCAGCATGTTAATTATGGTACAGCAGGTGGTAATTTCCTCGTTGCTGTCAATGGCAATGATCTGCCGATTGTTTATAATGGCACAGGTTGGTCTAATGCCTTTGCTGCGGCGTTTAATACTTCTGTGACTAGCATTACCAGTGTCGGTACAACAGCAACTGTCACAATGGCTGCACCGCACAATATGAAGACTGGTATGTCAGTGATTGTTGCAGGATTTACCCCAACTGGTTACAACGGCACATATAAAATTACTGTTACCGGATTATCTACTTTCACCTATGTATTGAGTGCTGCGCTTGGGGTAACGACTGTTACTGGTACTGTTGCTCCATTCCAGAATTTCACTATTACTGGCGTTGATCCTACCCTATTTATTCACTGTGCAATATTTAAGGCCCGACTGTGGTTTGTTGAAAAAAATAGTATGCGGGTATGGTATATGCCAACGCTATCAATTGGCGGTGCAGCATCTCCGATTGACCTATCTAGTCTATTTAATCGTGGCGGCTATTTAATGGCGATGGGTGATTGGTCACTAGATGCAGGGTATGGCATGGATGATTATGCTGTGTTCATCTCATCAGAAGGACAGGTCGCAGTCTATAAGGGGACTGATCCATCAACAGTAGCAACCTGGTCGCTCGTTGGCGTATATGAAATTGGGTCGCCAGTCGGTCGTCGATGCTTGATGAAATATGCAGGGGATTTAACACTTATTTGTCAAGATGGACTTTCCCCGCTATCTAAATCGCTTATGTCATCGCGTATCAATACTGTCGAAATGATGACTGATAAGATTCAGAATGCGATTGGAGAATACATCACGTCTTATGGTAGTAATTTTGGTTGGGAAACGCATATTTTTCCAAAGCAAAATATGCTAGTGCTAAATGTTCCGATATCCTCTGGAATATCCTATCAGTTAGTTATGAATACAATCAGTGGTGCTTGGTCCAAATTTACTGGGTGGAATGCAGCATGCTTTGAATTACATGGTGACCAACTATATTTCGGTTCAAATGGCATAGTCTGTAAAGCATGGGACACACAGGCAGATAACGGCACTAATATAAATTTTGAGGCGCAACAGAGCTTTAATTATTTTGGACAGTCATCTCAACTAAAGCAGTTAAAAATGCTACGTCCTATTATTTCAACTGATGGTAATCCTACGCTGTTACTTGGAGTAAATGTAGATTTTGACACTTCAGCCCCTACTGGTATCCCTACCTTTTCTCCAAACCCCATTTCACAAGCAATATGGGATTCATCAGTATGGGATGGATCAGTATGGGTAGGTGGTCTAGTCATAAAAAAGGATTGGCAAACGTGCTTTGCACTTGGTTATTGTCTTTCTGCACACATGCTTGGATCTGGTCTAAATATTCATTTTCGTTGGGCGGCTACTGATTATATAGTCGCTGACGGGGGTGTACTATGACGATATCTATTGAGCAAAAGCAAGAGTATTTTGATTTTATTAATACGATTCTCGGTGTCAGGTTTGACCCTGCTCAATCGATATGTATCGCTAGTCTTAATTCTGGTAAATTACTTGGCGTCGTAGTTTTTTCACGGTTTATGGAATTTAATTGTGAACTCAGTGTTGCTAGCATTTCACCTAAATTTCTAACGCGTAAGTTTTTAAATGTACTATTTCACTATGCATTTATTACTGCCGGAAAGCATCGCATCACGGCTGTCATCGAGGATGGTAATATCAATGCACTCGATATGGATAAACGACTCGGCTTCATTGAAGAGGGGCGTCTTAAAGGCTGGTATGGTGAAAAAGATGGATTGATTTTGCGTATGTTACGCGATGAATGTAGATGGATTAAGGCAAAAATATGAAACATTTTGAAGAACCGATTTACTGGGCACCGCAAAAGCAATTAGGAGGTGGTTGGATCTGCTTTAAGGATTCTCCTACTCCTCCGGCTGCACCTGATTATACTGGTGCAGCAACTGCTACTGCCGCTGGAAATCTTGATGCTGCACGTGCAGCGTCTTCTGCTAACCGTGTCAACCAGATTACCCCATATGGTAATCTAACCTATTCACACGACCCTAATGCAGCTACCCCAGATCAGGGTTGGTCAGCAACAACAACGCTTTCACCTTCACAGCAAACACTACTTAATCAGCAAAATGCAACGAGCATCGGCCTTGGTAATTTATCGACGCAAGGCCTTAACTATGTAAAGAATTCACTGAATAACCCCGTTACAGCCGCAACACTGCCAGCCAATATGGTGAATGCTGGTCAGACTGGGCAAGATGCGCTGATGGCACGGTTTCAGCCAATGATTGAACAGCAGCATAATTCGCTTGATTCTCAACTTGCTAATCAGGGTATTGACTCAGGATCACAGGCTTATACTAATGCGATGCGTACGCAAAATCAAAGCGATAATGATCTAAGATCACAGGCAGCACTAAATGGAATTAACGTTGGTCAGAATGCGCAAAATCAGCAAATGTCACTGCAAACTGCATTACAAAATCAGCCGTTGAACATGCTTAATGCGGTACGTACTGGGTCACAGGTGACGAATCCAACATTTACTAATACACCACAACAGGCAACGACAGCTGGACCCGATTTAATGGCTGCTGCTAATGGAACGAATAACTATAATATGGGTTTGTACAATTCTCAGGTTGGTGCATCAAATTCAGGAAATTCCAGTGCAGCCGGTATTGGTGTTGGCCTTGCATCTGCCGCAGCGATGGCATTTTGATCAAGACTGCCCTTGCTTTTTCTGGTGGCAAAGATTCATGGGCCTGCTTATGGCTGAACAAAGATCAACTTGCCGACATCTTAGTGGTTTGGATAGATACCGGTAAAAACTATCCAGAAATGCTATCGACCATTGAATTAGCAAAGGCCATTTGCCCAAATTTTGTGCAAGTGAGAGTAGATCGTGAAGGGCAAAATGCTTATCATGGTATCCCTTCTGACGTAGTGCCAATCAACTGGACGCATGTTGGTCAATCATTTACTGATAACAAGCCGGTTATGGTGCAATCATATTTAAATTGTTGCTATGAAAATATCGGTGCTAATTTGCATGATTTTTGTAAGCGCTCAGGTATTACGCATTTAATTCGTGGTCAGCGTAATGATGAGGGTCATAAATCAAGTGCTCGTGATGGGTCGATAGTTGGTGGAATTACATATTTGCAACCGATCGAAAATTGGAATTCGAATCAAGTCCTAGATTTTGTTGCGCTGCATATGAAATTACCAGATCATTTTCAGTTCAATCATTCTTCAATGGATTGCTATGACTGTACGGCTTACGCTACAGAGTCACAAGATCGCATCGCCTACACAAAACGAAAATATCCAGATTTTTATGCTGAATATTCAGCGCGTAATGAATTGCTTAAATCCGCTTTACGAGAATCTTTGAAGGAAATGCTATGAGCTTATATACAGGTGCATCAGCACCACATCAGCAAGGAATGCAGCCACAAGTTCCGCAAATGGATCCACAGGCACCTAACTACCAACAACAGATGGCGCAGGCCTTAGCAAGTCCACTACAACAAGGTGATATGTCTGGAATCATGAAAATGATTCAGCAATTAACACAAATGCAGCAGAAGCCTACACAGATAGCTGCACCGACCGCCTCATCGCCTGGTATAGATCAGT